AGATACCGCGGGGAATTACGTATTTTCGCCCTCGCTTGCTGTCGGCGTCCCCGATACGCTGCTTGGCTTCCCGCTGAACGAGAACCCGGCAATGTCGGACGCTGGTACGGCCGTGAAGAGCGTCATCTTCGGCCACCTCCCGAGCTACTACGTGCGTCAGGTCGGCGGCATTCGTGTCGATTCTTCGAGTGACTTCGCGTTCTCGACGGATCTGGTCACGCTGCGCTGCATCCTTCGCGTGGACGGTCAGTTGCCACAGGCAACTCACATCAATCACTTCATCGGTGGCGCATCCTAACCGATAGGTAGAATGGTGGCTACCCGGCAGATCGTTGTCGGGTAGCCACTATTTTTTTTGATCGGGGGAGCATGTCGAATCGCGCGACGCGACGCCAACAGGCGAAGCACACGAAGCAAGTAGCACCATCGCAAGCCGATAGTGTGACTCGGCAGCGAGTGCTTTGGAGTAGCAATGCTCCATTCTCTGCGACGGGCTATGGCGTGCAGACCGCACAGGTTGTCGAACGTCTAACACGCGACCAGCACGAAGTAGCCATTGCCTGCAACTATGGCTTGCAAGGCGCAGAGACCACGTGGAACGGTGGCGTAAAGCTCTACCCAACAGGTGTCTCCGGTTATAGCGATGACATTCTGAACGCGCACGCGCAGCATTGGGCGCACGGCACAGAGTTGCCTAGCTTAGTCGTGATCTTGTTTGATGTGTGGGCGCTAGAGAATCCCGGCATCAAGCAGATCCCGAAGATTGCAGCGTGGGCGCCGGTCGATCACCAGCCAGCGCCGCCGAAGGTGTTGCAATGGTTGAAGCGTCCGAACGTCAAGCCGATCGCAATGAGTCGATTCGCGGAGCGGATGATGGCTGACGATGGCATCGAGTCGATCTACGTGCCGCACGCGGTCGAGTCCATCTTCAAGCCAACGCCATCTTTCGCGGATGCCGACGGAACACAGGTCACGGGCCATGAGCTTATGGGCGTGGATTCTGACCGCTTCGTGGTGATGATGAACTCTGCCAATAAGGGTAGGACGCCGGTCCGCAAATGCTTCGGCGAGAACCTCTTGGCGTTCTCGATCTTCGCCAAGAACCATCCCGACGCGATTCTTTACCTTCATACCGAAGCGTCTGCAATCGCCACGGGCGTAGACTTGCGCGCTCTGATCCGCGGCTGCGGTATTCCTGAGAATCAGGTCTGCTTTGTCGATCAGTATCTCTATCGCATGAACCTGCCGCAGCAGGCGCTAGCGTCGCTCTACACGGCCGCCGACGTACTGTTGGCAACATCGGCCGGCGAAGGCTTCGGTGTCCCTGTAGTCGAAGCGCAGGCGTGCGGTACGCGCGTCATCGTGAGTGACTGGACAGCACAGAGTGAACTTTGTGGCGATGGGTGGGCGGTTGAGGTGCAGCCGCTCTGGGATCCTTATCAAGACGCATGGTTCGCAACACCGATGATCCCCCGCATTGTCGACTCGCTCGAGGCGGCGTACGCGGCCGATCGCGGGACAAGCCAACAGGCAGTCGACTTCGCGGCTGACTACGATGCGGATGCTGTATATGCAAAGTATTGGCGTCCCGCGCTCGAGCAGCTTGCCGCGTGGGATCCAAGCACGACATGAGCGGACTAGCGACGGTCATCATCCCCGTCTTGAATCGCTATGATCTGCTCGAGCGTGCGATAGGTAGCCTTGGCGAAGTCGAGCGGCTTGTCATCATTGACAATGGCGACAACCTCGGCGATGAGGATCTGCGGTTCTGGCAGACCGATGGTCGATTGGAAGGCGTAGCAAAGACGTATCTGCTGCCGATGCCGTCGAATCTTGGTGTTGCGAGCAGTTGGAATCTAGGCATCAAGGCAACACCACAGTCAGACGGCTGGTTGCTGCTGAACTCGGATGCCTACTTCACGGATGGCGCGTTCTCGGTGTTCGCCGGCGAGACCGACGGCGTAGACGTTCTCCAAGCGGGACGGCCACCGTGGTGCTGTACGTGGATCAGTAGTCGCGCGATCTCTGAGGTTGGCTTGTTCTGTGAGCGATTCTATCCAGCCTATTGCGAAGATATGGATTGGCAGCGACGCGCACAAGTCTGCGGAATCGGCTTCGCGGGGTCGTCGGCTCACGTTCAGCACGACAACTCCAGCACGATCGAAGCATCGCCGGATCTGAAGGCGAACAATGCGCGAACGCACGCAGCCAACGCGGGATACTTTGAGGAACGCTGGGATGGTCTTGCGGATAACCAGCTGCCGGCGGATGCTGACTGGCGGTTATCGACTAGGCTGGCGAACGCTTGGCATAATAATGGTGGCAGGGGCAAGTGACTACTTTCCTCAATATCGAAGCGATCCTCGGACGGCCAGAGCATCCACCAGAGATAGAGACGCCGCTGCATGAGTTGCAAAGGCACCGCGTGCTTGTCACCGGGGCGGATGGCAGCATTGGATCAGCTATCACCATGCTGCTGAATGATTGCGGTGTGTCTACGATCGGAACAGACATCGGCGATTGTGACGTGACGAACCGCACGATGCTCGCCGACGTGATGGGGCTGGTCAAGCCGACGCTGGTATTCCACCTCGCGGGTGCCAAGCACGCGCCAGACGGAGAGATAGACCCGCTTGACGCGGCGACCATAAACATTACTGGCACCGCGAATGTAGTCCGCTCGACCAGCGCGCGCGTAGTCACCGCCAGCACATGCAAGTCGTGCGACCCGGAGACCGCTTATGGCGCAACTAAGCTGGTGGCTGAGCGCATCACGCTCAACGCTGGCGGCAGCGTGGCACGCTTTTACAACGTACCCGAGTCGTCCGGCAACGTGTTTGAGATATGGAAGTCCCTCCCAGATACCGACGCAATCCCGGTCACCATATGCGAGCGCTACTTTGTTTCGCTCAACGAGGCTCTAGCGCTCCTGCTCTGGGCTGCGGTGCTGCTTCCGGGGAGATATGCGGTCGCACCGGGACCGCCGCGAGATATGATCTCGGTTGCATCCGCGCTGTATCCCGATCGCGTACAGGTGCGTATGCCTCGGCGCCGGGGTGATCGAATGGATGAGCCTCTGCACGCTGCCAGCGAGACTCTACATACGACCATCGTTCCCAATATCGTCCGCATTGAATCCCCCCATGATCCGGGGGCGGCATGATTCACGACTCCGTGATTATCCGTGGCGACGTGACGATTGGCGAGCGCGTCACAATCGAGCCGTACGCCATCATCACCGGCCCTTGCGCGATCGGAAATGACGTCTACGTTGGGGCATATTCAATCATTGGCGGTGACGCACAGTTTCGGGGGATCTATCCTAGTCCGCCAACGGCTGATGCTCGGCGCTGCGGTGTCATCATTGAAGACCGTGCGTGCATGCGTGAAGCTTCGATTGTGCATCATGGCGTGAGTGGAGTGACGCGCGTGGGATCTGACGTTCTGTTGATGACGGGCGTGCATGTCGGTCACGATTGTCACGTTGGCGATGGCGCGACGCTTGGCAGTCACTCGGCTCTTGCTGGGTATACGATCATTGGAAAGAACGCGACTTTCGGGCAGGGTGTCGTGACGCATCCGTGGATCGTTGTTGGTGAGGCGGCAATGGTGGGATTGAACTCCAGCGTGATCCGTGACGTGCAGCCATTTGCGAAGGTGGCGGGATCTCCGGCGCGTCTGCTTGGATCGAATACTCACCGCGATAGTAGTCTGCCGGCAGCATACGATTTTGACGCGCTCGGATCGAACGCGATTGCTTGTTGGAATGACTTGCTGGATCAGCGTTCCGGTCTGAAGGTGCTGGCGGCGCAAACATGAGTCGCATCGCAGTCGTTACCGCGAGCCTTCCAAGCCGCGTCGAGTTTCGCGCCGAGTGCGTCGCCTCGGTCATGGCGCAAACACTCCAGCCCGTCGCGCACCTTATTCATCTGGACTATCAGCGAAGCGGACCAGCTGCCTGCCTGAACGCGATGCTACCCGCTGCCGTCGAGACTGGGGCGGACTGGATAGCGCAGATTGCAGATGATGATCTTATGTACCCTCGGCACCTAGAGTTGCTGGCCGGAGAGACTGAAGCTGACATTGTGTATTCATACTGCGATGTCATCGGACGCGGCAACTGGAATCCCTCGGCACCATTTGACGCGGAAAGATTACGCGTCGAGAACTATATTCCGGCAACAAGCCTAATCCGCACCGAACTGTGTGCCGAGCTTGGCTGGCGCACGGATGCGGCCTACGGCTTTGAGGATTGGAACTTTTGGATTCGCGCCCTAGACGCTGGCGCTCGCTTCGTGTGCGTTCCCTTCGTGACGTGGCAGTACCGCTTTCACGGAGATAACCTATCTGTGGCGCTGTAGAATACAATCATGGCCGTTGTCAATGGATATTGCACGCTTGCTCAAGTCAAAGCCGCTCTGCGGATTACTGACAACACCGATGACACGCTGATTGAAGGATCTGTTGAGGCTGCATCGCGTCTGATTGACGGGTACACACTCCGCAATTTCTACCAGTCGGGAACCGTGTCGCGCCTATTTACCGCGCCAGATCCCCTCTATTGTCCGATCGATGATCTTGCGGGGACTGCGATCACCATTCAGACATCGACGCAGGCAAACGGTACATTCGATGTGACGTTCGCTGCAAATGATTACCAGCTCGAGCCGCTGAATGGGAATCTTGACGGGATTGCATGGGCGTACGATCGCATTCGCGCAGTCGGTGACTACGCGTTCCCGATGATATCCGCCAGTCTTGGAGAACAGGCGCTAGTCAAGGTCACGGGAGTCTTCGGATGGCCGGCAGTACCAAAGGCAATTGAGCAGGCAACGATCTTGCAGGCGGCACGTCACTTCAAGCGTTATGATTCGCCGCTCGGTGTTGCCGGCTTCGGTGACTTCGGTGTAGTCCGCGTCAGTCGGTTCCTAGATGCTGACGTGCAGATGCTCGTTGATCCGTATAAGAAGATGCGGCTGTTCCGTTGACCGCCACGGTAGGGCAAGTCAAGACAGCGCTAGCTACTGCTGCTGCGACCATCACGGGACTACGCACCTACGATCGGCAGCCAGACAATCTCAACGCGCCCTTCGCGTTCCCTTCGCTTCAGTCGATCGATTATCACGGAGCTATGGGAGCCGGGTCGATCCTTCAGACCTACACGCTGACTGTGGTTGTCGGTCGCGCGTCAGAGCGCGCAGCCGAAGACCTGCTTGATACTTATCTCTCTTACGGGTCTGGTGGCATTCGTGCCGCCATTGAATCTGACACGACTCTTGGCGGAGTCGTGCAGACCTGCATCGTTGAATCGGCCGGCACGATCGGCACCATTGATGGCAATGACACGCTGTATTTGATGGTCGAGTTTCGCGTACTCGTTTACACGTAAGGAGATTGACGATGGCAAAGTTTATTGTGGCGCCCGGTTATATCGTTGCCGGCAAGACCGGGGGGCAAGAGATCAAGACGTCCGACGTTGATCGTTTGGACATCATGATTGAATCAGGGCGCGTGGTTGTCAAAGCCGCAGAATCGTCGTCTACAATGAAGTCACAACCCGACGTGTCCGGCTCCGAGGAGGAGTAAAACCATATGGCCAAGCTCGTTCTCACCAACTCGAACATCACCATCGGTGGCACGGACGTGTCGGCGAATGTCGCCAGCGTTCAGATTGAAACTTCCGTTGACGAGGTTGAAACGACTGCATTCGGTCCGGGCAACGGCAAGACGCGCGTCGGTGGCCTGCTCGATACCACGATCTCGCTCGACATGCACAACGACTACAGCGCCATCGAGGGTCTCGTCTACCCGCTGATTGGCAGCACGACGACCGTTGTTGTCAAGCCGAACGGTACGGCGGTCTCGACCACGAACCCGAGCTACACGGCTACGGTTCTGGTGACTGGCTGGAGTCCTGTGAATGGTGCTGTTGGAGAGCTGAACACAGTATCGATCTCATGGCCCGTGAGCGGGACCGTCACAAAGGCAGTTGCTTAGTCTGATCGCGTAACCTCTACGCCCGGGGAGGGCTGGCATGGAACTACAATTCAAGATCAAAGAAACAGGCAAGGACAGCATTGTTGTCCGTGCCGCGTTGGTCGATATCATTGCGTGGGAAGATAAGTTTGAGCGCCCATCTTCGACGATGGGCGGGGACTCGATCTTTGCTCGCGACTTTGTTTGGCTTGCTTGGCATTCGCAGCATCGCACGGGCGCAACCAATTTGGAATTTATGGATTGGGTCGCCACGCTTGACGAGATCGAGGGCGCCGAAGAAACGACTCTTGTCCCTTTGGAGAGTCAAGCAGCCATTGGCTCGTCGCCAGTCTCGCAGTAGAGACAGGCATCGCGCCTAGTGTGCTGATGCTGGAGACTGAGCGGATGCTGTGGACCATGCTTGGCTATATCCGTTGGCGAAGCGTTCACGCGAACCGGTAGACTGACTCTATGGCTACGCAGCAAATCCGTGGCTTAGATGACGCGCTGAAGACTCTTCAGAAGATGGATCCGGTTCTTCGCCGCGAAGCTGTCAAACGCTTGAAGGGCGACGTGCAGCCGATCGTGTCGGCTATCAAGGCTGGGATGCCACAGGCGCCCTTGTCTAACTGGGTCGCTCCGAAGCAGTCGAGCGCGCGTCGTGGAACCGTTTCTGCCGGTCGCAGCGGAGCCGCCGGCACCCCGTACTGGCAGGCTGGCAAGGCGAAGAGTGGCGTCCGCTCGAGCGTGAAGAAGCAGAGCGCTCGCCAGATGAAAGGCAAAGCAATATTGGTTAGCGTACGCCAGTCGAATGGTGCCGGCGAAGTATTCGACATGGCTGGCAAGAGAACCAATAGCGTCTTTACCCGTAACCTGACTGCTAAGTGGGGCGGACCTTCGCGCCTGATGTGGCCGATCGCCGAGAGGCACAAGCCAGCGGTTGTCGCGTCGATCAATAAGAGTGTTGTGAATATGTCCGACATCATCAATGAAGAGCTGCGGCTTCGCGGCTATTCGCGTTCTGCTCCCCGTGCGTCTGGTCATTTCCGCTAGGTATAGGCAGGTAGAATAGACTCATGGCTATTGTAAT